CTCCACAGAGTCTGAGATATTCGTTGTTCTCATGCCATGTTCTTTGTAAGATTCCATCATCAAGGTTGACAAGCGTTTGCCTATAGTTCGCCCTAGCTGTAACATAGATTGCTCTATCGAGTCCTCCGTTGTCATCTCTGAACTTTCCAATATCCACTTCGGTAAGGTTACAGAAAGCTTTATTTCCAAGGAGGATTTCGGCACAGGGGTTGACTCCTGAGAACCAAGGTGCTCTTCGTCTTGCTTCTTTTCCGTTAATGATTCCTGGTTCTGAACCTCCGCTTTCTTTAATAATCTCAAAGACCTGTCCCAGTTGTGCATCAGTAGGCTCCTTCCAAAAGACTACACTGTTATTAGATTGAGAACGGTGGGGAAGGGATGTTAGATCATCCTTAGCTCTTGCGAACTGCTCCCACTCTGGAGTATCATGATAGACCAAAGCTATCTCAGCTGACCTACGAGAAGATAGCACCGTTCCTAGCCAGTTCATTACGTCTAGTATATCCATCTTACTTAACAGCTGTCCACTCTTCTTGTTTAGAATGTGAACGATAGCTGTGAGTGCTTTGGCAAGTGGTGCATCCCCACTTGAAATCCATCCGTATCCTGCAAGTCGTTGTCCTGCTGGTCTGAGTTGTGTGAGATCAAGTACGAGCTTTGTAGCTTTCCCTTTGTATGCCAGAATTTTACCGATACACTTTGCCCATGCTTCAGCGGAGTCTCCAACTGTAATTCTCCAAGTCCCACTATCTGTAGACTCTTTGTTTCCCTCGTGTCCTCCTTTTTTCGTTCTCTTACTTCGTAATACTTCGGTGGTTGTGATGGGTGTTGTGAATCCTGACAATGTACCCACAACGGGCGTGAAGCCAACACCGCATCCTTGTAACAAGAGCCACAGAGAATCAACGACATCATGTATAGTCTCCACTTTAAGATGAGCACAATTAAACTGACTAGCTTCTCTCTTCTTGGCTACATCAGTTCCCCCTAGCCACAGTGTTCTACCTGATACCATTACCTTACGGTCTAGCATCAGCTGTCTTAACTCTTTTAACTCTGGCCCTATGCCTAGCTCAGTACCAGCTGCTCTATTCCACAGCCAGTTCTGGTGAGCTATTACTCTATCTACAGTCTGTTCCCACGTCTCATAACCTGTCTCCGTAGGTCTATTGTAGGTACGTCTTGTTATTACTTGTGCTCTCACTGATGGGCTACTCATATATAAACCTCCTGATACCTAAAGAGATATAAGACTTACCTTCTATACTAGTTCCATTATAGATAGACTCACAGTAACGTGAAGCGTCCTCATAGTGTTCAAAACATTTCTGTATCTCAGGGTGTACAAACCATTCATCGTCACAATTTTGTTTAATCACTACATAAACATACCTATGTTCAGTCAATTAATTAATCCCTCCAGTATCGGAGGCTCATAGTTCAAGCCCTTCTGGACTTTACCATTAGCATCCTTGATTAGTGGTAGCTTACTCATGTTAGACTTATGGACTAACTCAAATGCTTTATCAAAGTCCATCCCAAATGATACTGCCATACCTTTAATCACATACACCACGTCACACATTTCTTTAAGTAAGTCTTGCATCATAACATGACGTTCTTCTGTGTGTTCATTAGTTTCAATATCAAGAGCTGCACTTGCCAGTTCTTGTATCTCTTCAAAGAGGAGCCGTAACCTAAAGTCCATTAACTCTTTGCTGTAAGGTTGATCAATGGCTAACTCCATCTTCTCATGAAACTCTCTAACTCTTTTCATTATAGTAAAACTCCTTCATCATTTCAATACACTTTATTGCTTTGTTTAAATCTTCAACACCATTCTTATCACGGTGTCGTACCACATATTTAACTACCGAACCTACGTCCATCCCTAATTGATTCTCTATAATAAATGTCCAAGGATCAATCTTATATTTAGCGTAGTAACTAGGACGTATGTTAGTACTACCACCTTTCCACTGATCATTCAACTGGTCTTCTATTACTTCAAGAGAATCCTTGTCTCCAAGCTTCTTACAGTATGCCATGTGATCATCTTCTTCCTGCCCACAATGTTCACAGTACATTAGTTTCTTAACGGCTCCCATAGTATTACCTCCTCACGTTTAAAGTCATAGTCATCAGCTCGTAATATCTTAGCCACTCTTGCTTGTACTAGTGCATCCTCTTCAGTAAGACCAGCTTTATGAAAAGATGCTAAAACATTATCCCAAGTAGGATTCTTAAGTACCTCTGTGGCTTTCTTAGGGCCAACACCAGGACATCCTTTGTAGTTGTCAGTGCTATCACCTACCAATGTCTGATACAAGTGCATATAATCTGCAAGAGTTTCAGTGACAGTCTCAGTTACTTCAGTGTCCATGTTAAAGTATTCACATGGTATCGTCAACATATCTTTATCAATACTAACGATAACATTCCTAGAATAACTACCATCAGTAGCTAAGATACCTAAAGCATCATCAGCTTCACACTCATGGAGAGTAAAGGTAGTATGAGTTTCTTTAAGATAGTTCACTAGAGAATTATATCCTAGTGGTTTCTTTGTAGCTTTTCTGTTACCTTTATATTCCTCTAAAATTTTATGCCGAAAATATTTTGACCCTTTAGGAGAGAAACAGATAATAAAATTAGATATCCCTATCTTCTCCTGCCAATACCTTATGCTACTATCTGCTTGAGCTTTAAGCTCTGCTAAGTTAGTAGCTGTGGTTACAATACCATCAGGCCATTCTACCTCATTCTGGACAGCCCAACAAGTTCTGTATGTAAGTATGTCTCCGTCTATTAATAGCCGTGAAGTCTTCATCTAAATCCCCCATGTCAGCGTGTCTTTGGTAGTGACAATTCTCACATATGTAGACACATTTTAATATTTCTTTGAAGTGCTTTAATTTATCTTTCCATCCTGTGCTCATTAAAATAGTTAATTCTTTATCTTCTGGAATAACATGATGGAAATTTAAAGTTCTGGTATCATTTCTTAAACCACAATCTTGACAAGTAAAATCAAATAACCAAGCATAGAAACCAGCTCTTATTTTATATAAATAAGCATCATACTTTCTCTTTTCCAGTTTAGTTTTTTGCTTATATGGATTAGTAGTAACTAACATACTATTCATTTGTTTCATAAATACTATTAAGTCTTCTAAAGTCTTAATGTGTTTCAGCCCACGTTTGTCCAATATGGCTAGTTGCGGAAAGTGGGCAGCCAAATTCAAAGTATTGTCCTGCTCTGTAAATAGACTCAGCTGCGTGTGATGCGATTTCTTCTGCATATTCTTCTCTAACCTCTATTTGAAACTCGTCATGAATATTAGCTACAAACTCGTAGTCATCTTCCTTGTAGTATGTCTTCAATCGTTCATCTAGTAAGATTAAAGCCTTCTTCATAAGTATAGCACCTGCACTTTGTAACAATGTATTTAAAGCAGAGTGTTCTGAACGTATGTGTAATTTCCTACCGTCAAGGCCAATGAGATGCCCACGTCTCCTGAATACTTGCTTAACCTTTTCGGTAAGTTCCATAAGACCGCTGACTCCAGATAACAGGGCAGTTCTTCCTTGTTTACCTCTCTTTGCACCACCCCCAAGAATCTTACCAAGCTTTTGATCTCCTGCCCCGTAAATGAAAGCGTAGAAAAAAGTCTTTGCAATATCTCTTGATGATAATCCAAGTGCATCTCTATTGAGGGAGTGTACATCACTTCCGTTGTCTTTAGTACCATCGACTGCTGCTTTGGCATAGATACCTCCATCATATTTTTTAAGATACCCTGCTAGTGCTCTAAGTTCTAAACCATCAGCATCACAACCAACCAATACACGATCTTTACTAGCTCTAAATAGACTACGACACTCAGCACCGTATGGACTGTACGATGCAGGAACTTGGGCAACATTAGGACTGCTATGAGTACAACGACCAGTGACTGCCCCATTTGTATTAACTGATCCATATATCCTACCATTCCGTTCAAGTTTAAGCCAAGCATGATTTCCCTCCGCTAATTGTGAGATACGTTTAGAGATTAAGAAATGTTCTTTAAGTTCCTGACAATTAGGTAACTGTAGCTTACCTAGTACAGCTTCATCTATCTTAGGTTTACCACCAGAAGTAAACTCTTTAGGCTTCCACCCTTGCTTCATAAGGCATCTAGAAATATGATCCCTGGAGTTAGGATTAAACTCTACTTGTTTAATCTTATTGTATACAGCTCCTTTGCTAGTGCCACGTTTTTTACTATTAACTTTAGGAGTTACTTCACCCTCAGAAACAAACCAAGTACCATAACTTTCTCTAAGAGCAGACCCTAATTTTTCTTGACGTTTAAGAAGACTAACATAAAGCTCCTTACCTTTGTCTACATCAAACGCATAACCATGTTCTATCTGTCTCTGAATGATCTGTGCAAACTTATGTTCTAAGTCGATAGCATCCTCAGAGTATTCAAGCATATCAAAGTGATACTTAAGATGAGCAGCTACACTAACATCTTGGATACAGTAATCTGCCATCTCAGGAGTGAATTTACTCCACACATCACCTTCTACTGTACCTAAAGTTTTCTTCAATACACCTAACCTTTGACCCCAAGCTTTAAGACTATGTGAACCATAAAGCTTATTGTCAATACTACGTTCTTTAGCATCCACTTCATACAGATTAGTGTGACACAATCTAGAGAGCACAAGAGTATCATTAATCTCTGTATGCTTACTAGGTTTCCACCCTAAGATTTTATTTAATACTGGTAGATCATACCCAATAATGTTATGTCCAGTAATAGACTTAGCAGAACTCATAATTTCTAGTGCATCCTCTAGACAATCATAAGGCTCTTGATTAGAGAATACTTGTCCTGCTTCAGCTTCAACTACAGACATACCAATACAATGTATCTTAGTGACGGTAGGTAATAGCCCATCTGTCTCTATGTCTATAATTAAGTCCAAGCTCATGGTCTCTCCTGAAAAATACTTCTTTTAGGGTAAACGTGTTCTTCTAATTTAGAAAGTCTCTCGTTCATTTGATCTATCCGATCCCATTGAGCTTTCTCCACATTCTTTGAGTCTTCCTGTGTTGCTGTCGTAGAAGAGACTTCCTGCAAGTCCCGTAGATGAGCCTTTATATCTTGCCTTAAGTACTCTAACAGAGGTCTCACCGTCCTGCTGCTGGTTTCTCTCAAGTCCAATGACGAAATCACTGAGTTGAGCAATGCTTCCTGACCCTCTAAGATCGCTGAGAGTGACTTGTTTTCCATCTTCATGTCCCT